GATTCTCCGCAACAAGGTCGTGTGGGCCAAGCCGAACGGGATGCCGTCGTCGGTGAAGGATCGGCTGGCGACCAAGTGGGAGTACGTCTTCCATTTCGTGCGGGCGCAGCGGTATTGGTACGACCTCGACGCGATCCGCGCGCCGTTCGCCGACGAGTCGGTCAAGCGCGGAGCGCCGCACCGAGCGCAGTTCAGCGGGGCCCGGGCCCCGGAAGTCTACCCGGGTGACATCCCCGGCCAGCTCATCGACGCGCGGCGCTACCTCTCAGCCCCCGGGGCGAACCCCGGGGACGTATGGGTTGTGCCGACGCAGCCGTATCCGCAAGCGCACTTCGCCGTGTTCCCGCCAGAACTCGTCCGCCGCCCGATCCTCGCCACCGTCCCCGAGGGCGGCACCGTCCTCGACCCGTTCTTCGGCTCCGGCACCACAGGCGTCATGGCCCGCAGGTTGGGACGCAAGGCCGTGGGCGTAGAGCTGAACGCCGACTACTGCGAGCTCGCCGCCGGCAGGTTCCGCGAATCAGTCCTCCCGCTCGGGGGCGTCGGATGATGGACGGCAGGCAGCTTCCGTCGTGGCACGCCGGCCGCACGCTGGCCGACCTGTCCGACGAGGGACCGTACGCGCAGTGCGCCCGGGCGCTCGAGCTGGCGCGCACGTGGACGCGCATGTACATGGCCGGCGAACAGCCACGCAAGGGGCTGCTGCTGCACGGTCCGAACGGGACGGGCAAGACGTCGATCTTGGCCGCGCTGGCGTGCACTCTCGGCGTCCCGGACGGCGCGTCGTACTACGACGTGCGCAACCTGTTCGCCGCGGCGAAGGCGGAAATGGGCGGCTACGTGCGCGAGACGGTGATCGACCAAGCTGTGCGCCGGCGCGTCGCGGTCGTGGATGACGTGGGTAAGCAGCGAGGGACGGAGTGGGCGGTGGAGACGATCCGGGATCTGATCGAGCGGCGGTTCGACCGGCCCGGGTACACGCACGTCGCGACGAATCTTGACCCGCCGGAGCTCGCGACACTGCTTGGCCCGGCGGCGTGGTCGCGGGTGCAGGCGATGTGCGCGTTCGTGCCCGTTATCGGCGCCGATCTGAGGTTGACAGCATGAACGAGAGACAGCGGTACGCCATCACTCACCCGCTCACGAACCCGGACACCGAGGACGTGGCCGACTACCGCGAGGTTGACACGCAGTCCGACGGCAACCTTTTGCTGTCCGTGCTCGCCGTCGACCGGTGAGCGCGCCTCAACGATGGCGCGCCGGTCTGGCACGTCTCACTGTCCCTGTGGACACCCGATGGTCGGGAGCGGTTACGGTCGCCCGGCCGGCTCGAACGCGCCGCGGTCGCCATGCTGCGCGGCGTCGGCGGCGACAGGGAGTGGTGGATATGGCGAGCACAGCCGCGCATCGCGCACCTTCGCGTCGCCCTGACCGCCGACGAGGTACGGATGGTTCCGCCGGGATGCGTGGTCGCCGACGCCGGCGAGTCCGGGCCGGAGCGTAGGAGAACGCCGTGACAGCTCCGCACGATCGTCTGCCGCTGCATGTGTTCCTCGCCGCCATCGAACGGTACGGGACCCTCGGGTGCCGCTATCTCGCAGCCAACGGTCACCACCCCAACCGGGTCTATCGCAAAGCCGAGAGAGCAGCCGACCGCGACTACGTGGAGTACGGCACGAGCCCGTGGGGGTGCTGGCTCACCGACAAGGGCCGCGCCTACCTCAACAGCCACCGTGAACGAGCCTGAGCCCGGCGACGACGGGTTCTGGACCGACGCTCACCCGCAGAAGAAAGAGCCCCAATGGACGGCAACCGCTACGCCGAAGCCCTGCGTGATATGCGGCCGCGACGCGTACCTGCGCGACCCGTCCGGGCGCGCCCGGCACCGAGTCGTCTGCCGACCGTAATCCCCGAACAGGTCCGGTGCCGGCACGTGTGCCCGTACACGTTCCTGCGGTGCACCCGAATCAGTCAGCACGCAGGAGTGCACGGAGTCGACGGCACCGACGCCGGCGAGCGCGCGGCCGCGCACGAGCGGCGCGAGGACGCGCAGATGGAACCGATGCTGTGAACGTCAGGCGGCGCGGAGCCGTTCGACCTCTTCTTCGAGCGACGCCACCCGGTCACGTAGTCGCGTGACCTCTTCCTCGGCCGCGATGGCGCGCGCCTCGGCCGCGTCCGCGCGGCGCAGCGCCTCATCCCGCTCCCGTTCCACCCGCTCCAAGGCGTCTTTGAGCTCTTCCACGACGTCCTGCATCACGCCGAGCTTGCGTTCCGTCTCGTCGTGGTGGGTTTCGAGGGCGGCGAGCCGGCGGTCGCGGTCCTCCAAGAGCGCCTGCTGTTGCTCGGTCAGCTTCATCGAGACGTTCACGAGGATTTCCGACGCCTCCGGCTTGCGCTTGGAGAGCTGGTAGATCGCGCCGGACACGGCCGCGATGACAGCTCCCACCACGCCGAGAGCGGTGACGTCCACGCCTACCCCCTCCGGCGGCGATGCCATCGAGGAACCACGAACGTCCCCCCGACCAACAGCGCGCGGATGCGCATGACCATCGTGGCGATGAGCAGCGCCGAAATGAACACGTCGCGCGCCACCCCGCTCACGCCGAGCAGGGTGAACGCGCGGGTGAGTTGCAGCAGGTTCGCGCCGATCAGCAGGACGATCGAATAGACCTCCGCCTCAACGCGGCGCGCGTACAGCGCAGCGAGCAACAGCACTCCCCCGGCGACGTAGCCGAACAGCCACGCGTAGGACAGGGGCGGCACGTGGCCGAACTGCGCCACGAGCCGTTCCGGCGTGAGCAGGCCCGACAGTCCGACCACGATTTCGAGGCCGGCGACGAGGACGCCGTAGCTGTTGAGCATCAGCCACGCCGACGGGGGGTGCTGGTACATGGGCGATCAGGCGGGGTCGACGGGCACCGCGTCAGAGCGGCGGTTGACCACTTCGACCTCCTGCACCCCGGGCCGGGGCGCGAGCAGGCCGAGGACACCGGTGATGATCGACGCCGTGGTCAGCTCGAGAATGTCGGGGACGGCCTTCTCGTTGAGGGTGAGCAGGCCGATGAAGGTCAGCGCCACGAGCAGCGCCACCCCGAGGATCACGAGCACGATCTTGGACATGTCCGTTGTCACAGGTCCCTCCCTGTCAGACGGTGCGGCCCCACTTGGAGCCTTCGCGTTTGCGGACGATCGCGCGCCGGTCGATCGCCATGTTCAGGAACCGCTCGAACGGGAAGTCCGCGCCCGGGTCAGAGCGGCGGGCCGGGTCGAGAAGCGCGTGCGTGGTGATGCCGCGCTTGCCGGCGTCGACCTCACGCTTGGTCAGGATTTCGTCCAGCGGTAGGTGGTGGCGCCACGACCACCGGGCGAACACCCATGCGGCCCGGTGCAGGAGCCTCGAGTCGTGGTCGGGGTCCTGCCCCCATCGGCGCGCCTGCGTGCAAATCTCGAGGCCGAGACTGATCGTGTTGTAGCCGACGACGTGGAACGCCACGGCCTTGTCGGGCAGGCAGATGATGGTCGAGTCGGCGTCGCAGCAGCGGTGCCAGGACGCGGGCCGGTCCATGCGGGCGCCGTACGCGGCGATGTTCTCCGCGCTCGAGTCCTCACCCTTGACGTCGGGAATGTTCTCCGCGGTGTGGAGCACCGCGATCTGGATGGCGTCGAGTCCGCCGAAGCGGGTCGGGTATCCCCAAAAGCGCCGGCCGTTGTCGCGCTCCGGGGCGTGAGGGTTCTCGTGTTCGTACAGGTACGCGCGTGCCATGTGAGCTCCCATGTTCGGTGTCCTACGTCGTCAACCGTATCCGTGCTACGCGATTCGCATGATGTACGCCAGCGCGTAGAACCGCGGCCGGTTCTCGTGGCCGGTGGCGGCGCCGGGGAACACGGTGACGTTGTGGCTGTGGCCCGCCGTCGGCGCCCCCGTCGCCCCGCCGTGCGCGTGGGTGCCCTGCGCCGACACCGTATGGGTGTGGCTCGCGTCGGCGTTGCCCGTCGACCCGGTCACCCCATGCGTGTGCGTCGACCCGGTCGACGTCGCGTCGATCGCCGACTCCGCGCCGCCGAGACGGACAAGGTCGGCTGCGCCGGCGGCGGGCAGCACACGGGCGGCGAGCTTGCGGAGACGCGCGACGCCGCCGGAGTCGACGTTCTCGTGGGTGTGGCCCGACCCGGTGTTGTTTGTGCCGAGCCCGCCGGCCGGGTGCTGATGCGTGACCGACTGCGTGCCCGTCGCGCCGGAGTGGTCGTGCAGTCCACCGTCGGTGATGGTGTGCAGATGCGCCGCTTCCGCTGCGGACGCGACCGTCGAAGGCGGGACGTTCGCGGCGTCAAGCGTGACAGTGTCGGCGCCGCCGGCCGCGCCGACGTCGTAGGACGCGCCGCTGCCCGCTCCGCCAGCGTCTTGGGACGCGCCGACGATCATGCGCCCCCGCAGGTCAGGCGTGCCGCCGCTGCCGTCGCACAGCGCCCACCCGTCGGGAATGTCGGCGATGGCGCCGGACCACTGGATGATCCCGCCGACGGGGACGATCCCGTTGTGGGGGGTCGCCGAAGCGCCGTGCTGCCGAACCCACGTCAGGAGTTCGCGGAATCGAGTCTCGATCATCGGCGCTTAGTCGGTGAGGAATGACCCCGACAGCCGGGCGCTGCGGAAGTTGGCGGGAGCGAGGGCGATCGCCTCAATGATGATCATGCCGGCGGCGGAGATTTGCCCGGTCCACAGCGACGCCCCATCGGACGTCACGATGTTGAACGCCTGGATACGGCTCGGGCGGAACCCGACGTGGAACTCGTAGGCGGACTCGTTGCCGATGTTGCCCGGTCCGAGGTTGTTCACCGCGCTCAGCACGAGCGAGTAGAAAACGCGGTTGCCGATCTTGCGGACGGCCCCTGAAATCCCCCAGTTGGCACTGTCCGGGCCATAGTCGATAGCGAACGCGGGGTCCTCGTCGGGGAAGCCGGTGATCCACCCGGAGTCGGCGTCGAGCGGGTCGAACAGCAGCGCCGCTTCCGCCTGCGTCAGATAGTCCGGGTGCGGGTTCAGCGCCCCCGCGTGCGCGGCGACGGCGCCTGCGACCTCGGCGTCGGTCGCGAGCAGCGCCGTGTCGACGCCGTGGACGGTCGTGTCCGCCTCATGCGCGGTCCGCGCTGCCTCTTCCGCCGCGACGGCCGCCGCCGCGTCAGCGATTGCCACGTTGATCCGGTCGTTCAGGTCCTCGATGTGCTGCGCCAGCGGGACGCACCGGACCACCGTGCCGGCCGAGTGGGTGAGCCCGCCGGCGGCGGCGGACCCCGACAGGAATCGGTTGGCGAGGATGGTGCTGTACTGCGTCCCGGTCCAGCCGGTCATCAACACGACTTCGCGCTTGCCCGTCTCGTTCGAGGGGTCCACCACGAGGATGCACGGCGGCGCGGGTCCGCCCACGGTCGTCGCCACGTTGAAGGCCACGCCGTCGGCCGCAACGTCGCCGGTCAGGGTCGTCTCGAAGAAGTTGACGACGTTCGTTTCGCGGTCCATCAGGAGCTTCCTCCGAACATGGGGACGCCGAACATGTCGATGCCGAAGCCGCCCTCAACAGCACCGCCGGTCGACGTGGCGCGGCGGCCGCGGACACGCACGAACGTCACAGTCGCCGGCGACCCGCGGTTGGTCAGGATTTCGACGGGGGTGGACACGTTCTCGATGACGCCGCGGATGAGCTCGTGAGGCCGATAGACCTCGAGCAACGTCGTCGCACCCTCACGCGCCTGCAACGCGGCCAGCGTCTCCGCGCCCCGCCCGGGCACGCGGATCGGCGCGCGGCCCGGCATTTCGATCTGATCCGACACGTTCACAGGCAACGTCACGGCGACGTCGGACTCGGACGGCAGCATGTGGAAACCGCACGAGTACGCCGCCGGCGTTGACGCCGCGCCGGCCGGCGCCACGAGCACGAACTTCCCAGCGATCGCGCGGGCCCGCACGTTGGGCAACAGCACTTCCTCCACGTTGGTCGTGGACGCCGTGGCCGTGCGCGCGCGCACCCACGACGGGTGCGCCGGATCGGTGATCGCCTCCGGGGTGGTCGTGTACCAAAGCTCCACCTTGGACCCGTCGGGCAGCGGCCCGACGTCAAGCAGCGCCCCGATCCACGCCTTGACGTCGGTGGAGTGGAAGTCGGCGAGCGGCGTTATCAGATAGCCGTCGGCGACGTACTGCGTCGAAGATGCGCGGTGCACGCCAGAGCCGGTGACGCCGGCGAACAGGGTGCCGTTGACGATCGCGAGCCATGTGTCCCCGGACGCGGGATAGGCGTGGTGGCGGAACACTCCGTCGGTGGTGACGTCGTACCGCCACGCGAACGTCTCGCCGGTGTCGGGGTTCGCGACGGCGGTGTAGGCGTTCTCGCAGTCAGCGACGATGGAGCGCGGGACGCCGTTCACCCATTCGCGGGCCACGCCTCCGTCGAACTGGCCGTCGTCGCCGACCTCGCCGACCCACAGCCGGCCCGTCGTCCCCTGCGACGTGCCCACGAACACCTTGCCCTGCGCGGCGCCGAGACACGTGACCGCTTCCTGCTCGAACTGCGACTCGGCTACAAGGATGAGCTCACCTGTGCCGGACTCGGTGACGGCGGTGGTGAACGCGAACACGTATCCGTTCGACGCGCCGGCCAGCACCACGCCGGCGTCAACCACGTCGGTCCACGTCTGGCCGGGCGGGAGGGTGCGCAGCGGCACCGCAGGGTTCGGGTCGGCGGCGGTGACCTCGTACAGCGATTGCCCGGTCGACACGAGGATGCGGCCCTTGGCGTGCCACACGCCGACGGCGGCGAGGTTCGAGAAGTGCGACCACACGCCGGCCGAGCTCCGCTTGTGCACGCCGTTGGCGCCGAGCGCCGCGTAGACCTCATCGCCGTAGGAGGCCAACATCGCCACCGGCTGCGCGGCCTCGCCGGCGTTCGGGTCGCTCGTGGTCCACAGCGGCACCGCGTCGGTGGGGTTGTTCGTGCGGCGGACGCTTGTGCCGTCGGTGGCGTACAGCACGCCGGCCAGCGACACGAGCCGCGGCGAGCCGGCGAGCGCGAGCACCGAGTCGGTGCGGCGCAGCAACGTGATCTGTCGTGTCTGCCCGGGCGCGGGCGGGTGGACGTACACGCCCTTGGAGTCCCAGTAGCGGCGCGCGTCATCCTCGGTCAGCCCGGGCCGGTGAGCCCAGTCCAGCCCTTCCCCGCCGGTGAAGTCCGACCGGCCGAACACGTCGCCGAAGTCAGCGGCGAACTCCTGCCGGTCGGTGCGCGTGTCGACGCGCTCCGCCTGCGCCGGCTCGGTCTGCACGTCGATGCGCCGGTCGCGCGAAACGAACAGCCGCAACAGCAGGTCGTCCAGCGCCGCGTGGAATCCCTGCGCCTGCGGCCGCGGCACGGTGGCGGTGGTCGGCAGGGTCATCGCAACGCGGACCGGCGGTTGGGCATCCTCACGACTCGCTTGCGGTCCTCGAGCTTGAGCGCGTCCGCCGCTTCCTTGAGCAACAGGTCGCGGTACTCGAGCAGGCGTGCGGCGATGCGCCCGTGCGTGGTGATCGGCAGCGACTCCGCCTGCATCTGCTCGGTGACAACCTCCTGCGTGATCGGCTCGGTGTCGCGGCCGAACAGCAGTTGCGCGGCGGCGCCCACGCGGACGATGCGCTCCCACCCGGGCCGCACGCCGGCGAGCTCGAGGTCGTCGGCGTCGGTGGTGGGCCGGTCGAAGCTGCCGCGGTACACGATCGTCCCTGCCTGCCCTGCGGTCGCGTCGATCACCGCGGCCTTGCCGGTGCTCGAGTCAGGGAACGCGGTGATGAGACGGGCCGGCGCCTCGAACGCGTGCGAGACGCTGTAGATCGCGCGGAACGCCACGATGTTGAGCGTGTCGGCGGGGACCTCCGTGTACGGGTGCGCGACCGTGACGGCCTCGGTCTTGACCGCCCACAGCGTCGGGTACAGCGCGACCACGTTGTCCGCCACGGCGTCGAACACCTGCTGCCGGCCAAACGCCGGCGCGATGTTGACCAACGCACCGTCGGCGTGCGCCGCGGGGTCGGTGCCGTTGACGCCTCGAGCGACGGTCACGACGTCATCGGCGACGGCGAGGATGAGCGCCTGTTCGCGGTCGGCTTCGATGAGCACGCCCGGCGCGATCGCGGCCACGACGTCGACCGGGATCAACGTCAGGTCCAGCGTCCAGTCGGGCACCGCCGCGTCGACCGCGCCGGCGAGCCGGACGCGGACAGGTTGGTCGTCGGCGGCGTACAAGTGATCGCGGAACACGCGGTCCACGACGTCGCCCATCAGGATCGCCATGCGGCCGCCTCCGTCGGGTCGTACGGGTCAGGGGCCCCGGTGTCGGCCGGGGCCCCTATCCGTCTCAGACGGTTACTCGCCTGCGACCTTGACCGCGGGCGAGCCGGCGGCGTGCAGGGCACGCATCGTCTCTTCCGGGTCGTCGCCGACGGTGCCCGGAATCGCGTCGGGGTCCACCCACTCGAGGGTTTCGCCGTCGTCGGACTCCGTGGTCAGCGCGCCCTCGCCGAACTTCTCGCCCATCCGGTGGCCTGTCTCCGGGTAGTGCGGGAAGGGGTCGGGCTCCACGTTGGGCGTCACGGTCTGCGGAGCGTCCTCCGTGCCGACAACCGTGCCGTCGGCGTTGACGTTGTTGTCGTCAACGTCGGTGTCGACGTCGAGCTCGTCGGGCACGTCGCCTTCGCCGGTGTCGGTGTCGGGCGTCTCGTCGGTGGTGGGCGGCGGGTTGCGCTCGTCCTGCTCCTGCTTCTCCGCGATCGCGGCCTCGAGGTCGGCGTTCGTGGTCTTGTCGTCCACGTCCGTCAGCCCCAGCGCGCGCGCCTCGGCGAGCAGTTCCTTCTTCGTCTTTGCCATCAGATCGCTCCCTGATTCCCTGGGGACGGTGTGCTCAGTCGGCGGCGCCGGCGAGGCCCTAAACGGGCTCGCCGATGCCGGTCAGCTTGGCGTGCTTGCGCTCGTTGCCGTACTCAAGCCCGACCTCGCCATAGAACTGCGTGCGCTCGGACGCGCCGACCTTCGCAAGCGGCTCCTGGAAGAAATGGCCCTTGTCGGGAATCTCGAGGAACCGGGGGGCCAGGTCCTCGAGCGACGCAGCGACGATCGTGTCAGCGGGAATGTTGCGCTCGAGCATCACATTGACGATCCCGAAGTCAGTCTCGATCGTGCGCACGTTGACGCCGGCGACGTTGCGCGACTGCTCCTGGAAGTTCTTGTCCGTGATGAAGATGCGCGACAGGTCACGCTTGCGGTTCGCGCCCACGATGAGCGTGCGCGTCTCGCCCTCGGCCATGCCGCCGTTCTCCCACGCAAGCTGCAACAGGCCGAGAATGTCGTCCTCGGTCAGTGGCGCCGCGGCGAGGTCAACAGCGTTGGTCGTGATCGCCTGGATGAGTCCACGGGTCCGCCGCGCGGTCGTGTTGTCGACAGGCTTGTTGTAGGTCCCCCGCAGGAACGAGTATTCGACGTCGCGGGCGATCTGCTTGACCATCTGAATCTCTTGCCAGGACTGCTCCATGAGCGGCGACCCAGCGAGCCCACCGACGTTGATGCCGGAGCGGGCCATGTTCGCGGCGTTGCGCGTGTAGGACGTCTCCACCGTCTCCTGGTGGATTTGCAAGATGTTGTTCGCCGCGGAGCGGACGCGCTCTTCCGGCGCCGGCGCGTTTGCGCCCTCAACCTTCGTGTTCTGACCGGCGTTGCGCAGGTCGTAGAACTGCCATTCCCACTCCGTCGCCCCGATCACGGGCCGACCGCCGGTCAGCCCACCGATCATGGACAGCAACGGCGTGTCCTCCGGGGTGATGTTGAACAACTCCCCGGTGTAGTTGGGGAGATTGAAGGTCGTCCCCTGTCCGGTGATACCGGCCATCGACTTCTCCTTGGATCAGGACGGCGCTACGAGGCCGCCTTCTGCATCTTCTGGCGCTTGAGCGCGAACACGAGCTCGGTGTTGCCGTCCTTCTCGGCCGTCGCGATCTGCGTGTCCAAGTCGGGAGGGAGCGTGTCGTCGGTGGACCCCAACGCCTGCGCGTCACGGCGACGTTGCTGCGCCTCGCGGCGCCTCGCCATGTCGTCGTCGGTGCTGTTGCCGCCGCCGGCATCACCGTTGCCGCCGCCACCATCACCGCCGGCCTCGAGCCGGTAGCCGAACTCGTCGGCCGCGGCCTTCACCGTGTCGGTGGTGAACTCGTCCTTGCTCTTCTCGGCATCCCAGTCGCGCAGGAACCGCTTGTGCGCGTTCTCGGGCACCCCTGCGGCCTTGAGCACGGCGACGCGGTTCTCGAGACGCAACGTGTCGCGCTCGGACACTGCTTCGTCGCGCTGCTTGCGCAGGTCGCGCACGAGGTTGGGGTTCTCCGCTTGGTCGTCAATCGCGTCGCGGAGCGATTCGATCAGGGACGTGTCATCGACCTCGCGCTCGAGCTTGTCGAGTAGCTGGTCAAGGGTGGGCTTCGCCATCGGTGTTCTCTCCCGTGCTCGCCCCAGTGGTTGCGGCGATACGGCGTGACGCGGGGGAACGTGCACGCGGCCGGCGGCAGATAGGCGACAGGGACGGAAAACGGGGGACAACGCGAAGAGGCCCCTGCCTGCTGCGGGCCTGTGCTCGGTTGTCCGACGCCGATTCCCTGCGGCCAGCCGGCGGCGTGATCCGGTGGCGGTGGGTGCTGCTATGAAGCTCTAAGGCACTCCCGCTCATTTCGCGCCGAGCGGGGCAGGCGCGTGGGGCGATTATGCCCACGCCGGCGCCCGTGTCAATCAGACGGTGTTGAGAACGTCCCGTCCGAGACGGTATTCGTTGGCTGGCATGTCGTAGCCGAGCTCATCCCACGTCTCGTCAGACGCCAGCCACCACCACGGCGTCGGCCCGTGCGGGCGGGGCGACACGAGCTCGCGCACGTACGCGTGATGAAGCGCCCCCATGTGCATCAGTTGAAGGCCCGTGACGATGCGGTTCGCCTCCGTGTCCCTATCCACGCCCGGCATGTTACGGCGCTCGAGGAACGAGGCACCGTTCGTCCGCGTCGTGCGCGTGGACCATGTGCCAGTACATGCGCGTCGCCGGGTGCAGGTTGTCGTCGGGCCCGCGGATCGCGATGCGCGCAGGGCAGTCCGGGCACTCGTACACGAACGGCTCTTGCCAGCCGGCCATGATCGTGTCGACCGTCAGCGGCGCCGGCGCATCCATCCGCGCCGCTTCTCAACCTCGTCGGGGGTCGCGAGCGGCGCGGGCATCCCCGGCGTCAGCAGGTTCGACTCTTCGTGCATCCGGCGGTTCGCCTCTTCGTCCACGAGCGCGAACGCCGGCGCGAGACACCCCTTGTGCGGCTGGCCGTCGTCGCGGCGGACCGGGAACGCCTGCTCAATGTTGCGGCCGCACAGCGTCACGGTCCGGTCGGTCTTGAGCCGAAGGTGATGCCCGGAGTAGATCGGGATGGTGACCGACTCGAAGAGCTCTTCGGCGATCCTCTGGCGCGCCTTGCCGTCGTCGTCGCTCATGGCTTCCCTTCCACGATCGCGTGCCCGATGGCGACAAACATCGCGGCGACCATGACCACGAGCAACGCCATCATCATCCACTCAAGCGGGCCCGGCTGCTTGGGCAGCTTCATCGGTCGCGCAGGCCGGCCAGCCGTCCGTCCTGGTCACGTTGCGACGTTCCGCGCCTCGAGAACGATGACTGCTCGGCGCGCATGTTGCGCTCGAGCCGCTGCGACTGGGTGGGGTCCTGACCGGCGATCGCTTCCTCGAACTCGCCGATGCCGACACCGCCGGCCGGGTTGTGGAACCGGCGGGCCATCGCGTCCGCGGACGGAAGCTGCCGGCGCGCGCGGGCGTAGAAGTCGGTCGCATCTTCCCCGCCGACACCGAAGCCCATGAGCCGTTCGATCTGCGCCTGCGTGCGGTTGAAGCCGAACGCGGCCGCGGCGCCGCCCACCTGTGCGACGGACACCTTGCGAGCCACAATGTCCTTGCCGATCTTGGGGTCGAGCATGGACGCGAGCACGGCTTCCTGCGTCATCGGGACGCCGTTGGCTTCCGAGAAGTAGCGCAGCGCGAACGAGTAGCCATCGACACCCTGCGGCCCCCAGTTGCGCAGGTACGTGTCGAACTGTTCGATCCGGTTGTTGTGCTCATCGGGTGAGACGTCACCCTCGATGAGCTTGTGGAGCTCGAAAAGCTCGGGGTTGATCCCTCGAGCGGCGAGGTTCTGCCGATAGGCGTCCATCACCCCCAGGTACTCGAGCTCGGTGTAGCGGTAGGTCCCGTCGGCGCGACGGTTGCCTTGGAACACCGCCTGATAGTCGTTGGACTGGCGCATCGTCTCGAGCGCCACGGCGGCGTTGCCCGTCTCGTCCCACGCGTCGGCGTAGATGCGGATGAGCGACGCGGGCAGGTACGGGAACAGCGCCCGGGTCCGCTCGAGGAAGGTTGCCATCGGTTACCTCCGCACCGTTCCGCCCATCGCCTGCAACATGTCAGACGTGGCTTCGTTGACCACCTTCGCGACGCCGCGTTTGCGGCCGGCGCGACGGAGAATGTGTGCTGCCTCTTCCGAGTCGTTGGTCTGCAAGATGCGCTGGAACAGCGGGTCCTTCTCGTCCATCCGCTCGCCCCACATGTCGAGCACCTGCGCGCGGCCGACGGTAGCTATGTCCTCGTAGGTCATGTCGGGCTCGTAGCCCTGATACCGCGCCGTCTTGATCTTGCGCAGCTTCTCGATGAGCTCCTGCTGCGCCTCTTCGTTCTCCTGGATGCGCGTCGCCCACGACGCAATCTCCTGCCGGGTGAAGCCCTGCGCCAACAGCGGGCCGACCCACTCGCGAATCAGTGCGCGTGTCTGCTCAAACCCAGCGATCGCGCCGGGGTCGACGTCGCGCCGGCCGCCGGCGCGGCCGCGCATCGCCGCGGCGAGGCCGCCCTGCTGCACGTTGACGTTGTTGACCTTCTGCGCGCCCTTGCCGAACGCGGCGACCTCATAGCCCTCTTGGAGCCGGTAGTCCTTGCCGCCGACGCGCAGATACACGCGGCCGTTGTGTCGGACCGCCTTCGCGCCGGCGAACTGCTCGGTGAGGCCGGCCGACCGGGAACGGTCGGTGGCAAACGGGTTGGTGACCTTCGTGAGCTCGGACGCGAACGCGTCCTTGGTCATGCGGCCCCACAGGATTTCGCGGGTGTAGTGGTTGACGAGACGGTCGCGGTTGCCCTCGAAGTTGTAGCCGGCGTCGACCATCGCCTTCTCAACCGAGTCGCTGATGAGGTCCCAGTCGCGCTTGAAGGTCGCCGACTGGGTGACGCGCTTGCCGCCGGCCTCGCCGAAGTACCGCTCCATCGCGGATCGCTCTTCGGGCGTGTGGGTGCGCCACCACTCGGTCGCCTGAATCTCGGCGATGGACGGGTCGGACTTCTTCTCGATCCACGATGCTGCGTGGAGCGCGAGCATTTCGGGGTCGCGCAGCCACGGCTTGACCTTGACCTCGGCGCGGAACCTGTCGCGAAAGACGTCCCACGGGTGGGTGTCGGTGTTGCTGATTTCGCGGCTGATGCCGAAGTTGATCGCGCCTGTCTGTCGGAACTCCTGACGGGTGAGCACACGGTCGGGCTTGATCTGCCCGGAGCGGGTGAGCGCGTCAAGGTCCTCCTGGTTGGCGACCTTCCATGTCGTGTGCGCCTCGAGGCCGGGCACGTTCATCACGACGTAGTGCTCGTTGCCGACCTTCCACAGCTTCGCGCCGGCGGGCACGCCAACGAGCGTGTTCGAGTCGTCGCCTTCGGCCGGGTCGGTGTGGTCGTGGTCGTCGCCACCACCGCCACCGCCACCGCCGCCTCCGCCGCCACCACCGTCGGCCCGGTCGAGCGCGTCACGGGCATGGGGGATATCCCGGTCGCCTTGGCGGACCTCCCGAATCCGCTTCCACTCGCCGTCCACCCAGCGCCAGACCCACCCGTCGCGGCGGACTGTCTGGCCTTCACGGAGGCCGTCGCGGCCGGGTGCGCGCACGGCCGGCGCGTTGGGGTCGCCAATGTCGCGGTCGGGCGTCTCACGGTTGGGCGCGTCATCGTCGCGCGGGTCGTAGTCCTCGCCGGAGTCGATCGCATTGAGGAACTTCCAATGCGCCGAGCCCATGCCCGTCGCGCCGACCCATCGCCAGCGCGCGCCGTCGTGCACACGCACGGTGCCGATCAACGGCTCCGGCTCGCTCGGCGGCGGGGTGCGGCCAGCGGGTCCGCCTTCGTCAACAGCCATCGAGAGCTCCTATGCCGGCCGGTACTCGAAGTGCCACGGCTCGTAGTCGTCGCCGGAGCGTGCCCAGTCGGGCCAGACCCAGCCGTACCGCCACCCGTTGCGCTGGACCCACTCGCGGCCTGTCGCGATATCGGTGGCCTTGCCCCACCCGTGGATGGACGTGCCCGGCTTCGCGACGGCGACCACGCCCTTCTTGCGGGCGTACACGTCCTCCTGCGCGGCCAGCGAGCGGTACGAGTCGGTCAGCGTGACGTCAACGCCGTCTTTCTTCGCGTCGGCGACCATGCGCTGCATGGCTGCACCGGCGTCCTGCGCGAAGTAGTGCGTCCCCTCGCCGGAGTAGTGCAGACCCTCGAGCCGCATGAGCTCGTCCATCGGAATCTGCCCGTTTTCGTAGCCGCCCCACGCCAGCGACGAACGGTCAGAGCCGGACTTGTCGCCGGCCGCAAGCTGGCCGGTGCCGGGCAGCGGCGTCGCCGTCCCGTCCGGCGTGATCGTGGTGCCATTGGTCAGCGTGAGCTCGGGCAGGTCGCTGTAGCGGAACGCCGCGGTGCCGGCGATCTGGCCGCGCAGCGCCTCGGCTTGCCCGCCTGTCGGCTGGTTGAGGTCGGGAAGCTGCGGGCCGCCGGGCTCTTCGTCGCCGGCGAGCATCGAACTGAGGCCGCCGCCGGCGGTGTCGGGGTCCAGCGCGCCGCGCTTCACCGCGTCCGACACCGACTGGAACAGCGGCAGCATCGCGCCGTCCACGTCGAAATCGTCGTCCACGTCGCCGGCGTCAACCGGCTCGGCGGGATCAGGGTCGGCGATCGTCTCGTTGCCATACAGGTCGAACAGCGTGGTCGCCTCGTCCACCCTGTCGTCGTACTTGTCGGGGTAGGCGCTGATCTGGACCGCCTGCACGCGCTCGCCGATCGTGCCGCCCATGTCGCGCGTCTCGAGCAGGCCTTTCTTCCACTCGCCGGTGACCGCGCGCGCGCCGGAGAAGAACGCGCGGATCGACGCCTCGAGGTCGGTGGCGACGTCGCGGCCGTAGATCGACTCGCGCTGCTGGAACGGGCCGAGCGAATCGCGGTCGCCGTAGTTGAGATTGCGCAGATTGGACTCCACGAGGCCGCCGGCCAGCGCGCCGACGATTTCCTCGTCGGTCGCGCCGAGCTCGCGGCCGATGCGGATAACCGCCTGCGCGACGCGCGGGGAATGGTCGACGGTTGCGGTTGCCATCAGGACCCCTGCCCCCAGTCGGTCTGGAACAGCCCAGCGCCGGCAGCTTGCGACTCGGCCGTCTCTTCACGCGCCTTGACGCCGGCAATCTCAGAGCCGTACCGCTGCTGAAAGAGCTCGGTGATGCGGGCGCCCATGTCCTCTTCGGTCACGAGGCCGGCTTCCTCGCCTTCCTCGAGCGCCGGCATGTTCGCCCACTCGGGCGTGCCGGTGCGCGACGCGTCGAACGCTGCCTGCTGCACGTCGCCTTGGAAGTCGAGGTTGCCCGCCTCGGCCGCCTGACGCATCCCCATCACTTCGGCGGTGAACTCTTGGAGCTCATCGGTCGTGGGTTCGCGTCCGCCGAGGAACTGCGTCCACAGCGCCTTGAGGTTGCGGGCGAGGTCTGACGGCTTGATCGGCTGCAACGTCGCGGCCGGCTGCGGGAACTCCACGGTGGCCGACGCCAGCTTCGACAGTGCGGCGTCCACACCGACGCCGAGGGTGTTCGCGTGGGCGATCGACGCGTGATACGCCTGCGACGACGCGGGGTCCCACACGCCGACGGTGTAGGGCGGCACGAGCACGCCAGCGGCTTGCATCTGGCGTTGCAGGAGGATGATCCGCTCCCGCGACCACGACGCGGGCATGTCGCGCGTCGCCGGCACGTTGGTCCACCCGGGCGTCTCCGCGCCGGTGCCGTAGGGGTTCAGCGCCTCGAACTCGGCCAGCGACGGGATGCCCGCGTCGAGCGGGTCCGCGGTCGACTCGGCCGGCGCGACGCCCGGCGGCATGGCGCCCGCCGGCATGTTGGGGTCGCCGATGCTGGTCGGCGGCAGGTTTTCCTCTTCCGGGTCGAGCGGCAGGAAGTCGGTTTGGGCACCCATCACGCGCCTCCCTGTAGCTCGAGCATCACGTCGTCATCGTTCATCTGATTCAACTCTGGCTCGAACACGTAGCGCCACACGCCGGCAAAGTCCTTGTTCTGCTCGGCGATCTTCTCGCCGACCGCGCGGAGCCACTGGCGGTAGGCGAAGCCATCGTTGGCTTGACGCAACGTCGACTCGCCGGCGCCGCCCTGCGCCATGATCCGGTCAAGCGCCTGCTGGCGGTATTGCAGGTACCGCGCTGCGGCCTCGCCGGCGGGCGTGGCCGCGATCGCGGGGAACTCCGGCCACCGCTTGACCTCATCGACCATCTGCGGAATGTCGGCCTTCTCTGCCAGCCCCAGCACCGTCGAGTCGAAGCCCGGGTACGTCTCGCGAAGCTGCTCGCGGTACACGCGTAGCCACTGCTCGCCGGCGTCGCCCATCGCAGCGGCGCGGGTCTGCGCGTGCGTGTACGCCATCCAGCCGAGCGTGTTGTTGCGAAGCCGCGCCATCTGATCCGGGGTCAGCGGCTCGCGGGTGTCGCCGAACTGCTCGGCGTACGCCTCAATGTCGAACTCGCCGTTGGGGTCGGGCGCGGCGAGGCCGACGGTGAACGGCAACGCCGTCTCGAGCTCGGGGTTGCGCTTCATCCAGTCGTATCCGCCGGCGGTGACGGGCCGCACAGCGACGGCCCTCGAGCGGCCCTGCGTGGCGATGGTGAAGTCCCACCCGAACTCGTCCACGAACTGCCGCATGGCGGCCTCAGAGTCCTCACCGTTCTGCTCCACGAGCTCGCGGTAGCGGTGCGACAGCGCTTGGATCGCCCACGCCTGCTTGTTCGCGGGGTCGCGCAGGTCCTCCACGGTGAACCGCGGCGTCGGGCCGGTGGGGAGTCCGAACTGCGCGAAGCCGCGGATGAAGAACAGCCGCTTGGCGATGTTCTCAGAGTCGGCAACGAGACGCGCCTGTTCTTCCTCGGTCGCCAATCCGAGCTCAGACGACGTGTACTGCCCGGTGGCCGACAGCATGGTCATCACCTGTAGCTGCGTGTTGCGCAGCATTTCGTCGGCCTCGGGATCGTTCTGGAACCACGTCGCGAACCGCTTGATGTACGCCGGCGCCACCGCGTCGAGCACCGAGTCGTCGGCGCCAAACGGCAGCAGGAAGCCGCGGACGCCTTGCAGGTCGGGGTCCTGCGGGTCGAGCAAGAACTGTGTCGGCACGGTCACGACGGGCCCGAAGCCGGGCAGGATATTGCCGGCGAGGTTGAGCCCCTGCACGGTGCCGGTCAGCGGGATCGACGTGCCTTCGGGCAGGCCCAGCCCCTCGAACATGCCCTCGCCCGGCTGCCGGCCGAAGCCCTCGGACCCACCGGGGATCGCGCGCTGCGCGAAGTCGGCGATCTTGAGTCCGAGATTTGTCATCATTTCGCCGCCGGGATAGGCGAACATTTCTTTTCCCGACACTTCATCTTCGTAGAAGAAACCGCTCGAGCGCGCACCTTCTACAATCTGTTGCCCACGACGAATGATCTTTGGATTAGTTGCTGCGAGCCGCGTCCATGTCGAGAACATTTCATACCACGCCTCGAGGAATGGGTTAGTTACGCGGAGGATTTCTGCGAACTGATGCCTTTCGGTGACGTCGTACAGCAGGCGCTTGGTCTGCTTGGCCGCGAAGTCGTGGGCCATCGCGTTCACGGACTCGAGGTCGTTGATGACGCCCGGTTCGCTGCGCTTGGCGGCGTTGACCATGCGCGTCACTTCGCGGCGCGACACGCCGGCCTCTTTCGCCTTCTGGATCACCATGCGGCGGGTCGGCCGGTCCATGAACGGAATGAGCTCATCGGCGCGCTTGAAGAAGAACTGCCGGTACGCCGGCGACCGGCTGATGAAGTTGTCGGGGCGGGCGAAGCCGACGTCGAAGATCGTGTCGACAAACGCGTTGAGCACGCGGCGGACGGACGGGTTGCCCTCGTCGCGGGGAATCTTGACGTACTTGGGTGCGACGCCGGCGGCCTCGAGCTCGGGCAGCTTCTCGTGCATGGCTGCGTAGACGCGCTTCTGCTGGCGCTTGAGCCGCTTGAGGGCGGCGCGCTCTGCGGGGGTGACGGCCTTGGGTGGGTTCCAGTCCATCCCGCGGAGGTTGACGCCGCGCAGGTTGCCGGTGGCGATGGCCTCCATGAGCTCGGTGTCGCCGCCGGTGAAGTCGCGGATGCGGTCGACGTAGCGGGTGCGCAGGTATTGGTCGGCGCCTTCGCGGGTGGACAGGACGCTTTTCGCCTCGCCGCCGGTCATCAGGCGTCGGCGGTACTGGACGCCGGCGCCGGACCAAAACCACTCGGACAGCGCCGTGAACGATGCGGCGTCCGGCGATCCGACGGGTGAGACGCCGCCCGGTGTGACGTTGGGCGCCCCTGCTGTGGGTGCTGCCATGTCCTCGGCGTCGAAAACGCCTCCTGCGGGCGCTCCCGGCGATGTGGCGGGCGCAGCGTCGTCCGCTGATGCGAGCACCTTCCGGCCCTTGGACACGGGGAGGTCCACCCACTTGCCGCCGCGCCACACGCGAACACCCTCGATGACGCCCTCGCCGCGGGCGAGGATGCCCGACGCGTCCTCCGGGCCGGCGCGGAGCGCCGAACGCGGGAAGCGGACCGCGAACACGGCGCCCACGTCGTCGGTGCTGCCGCCGGCGTAGAGCTCGCCGGCGTCGGGTGTGGCCGACCACCATGCGCCGAGCTCATCAATGTTCTCTTCGGCCATCGCCTCGAGGATTTCGTCGCCGGTGTCAGCGTTGACGAAGCGGAACCCCTCGGTGGGGTCGGGGACGACACGCTGGCCGAGCTCGCCGACGCCGCGGTACAGGACGATCGAGTCGCCGGGGTCGCCGGGGAGCTCCTGCCGTTCGATGAGCCGTTGAATCTCCGCGTCGTTCGACACCGCCGGCTCCGGTGTCGGGCGCGCTGTGGGGTCGGTGCCAACGGTGTCGCCGTTGCGCATCGCGGCCGCGTCGGCGTCCGCCTGCGTGAGCTTGCGCCCCGTCACGGGGTCGAACTTGCCGATGCTGGCGAGGTCGTCGGCGTCGAGCCCACCGGCGGCGCGCTGCGCGACCGGCTCCACGACAAGCTGGTTGATGTTGTGCTTGACCCACGCCTCCACGAACTTCGGGTGGTCGCGCGTCACGGGCATGTAGTCGTCGGACACTCCCGCGCGGGTCGGGTCGCCAGCCCAGCCGGACTTGCCCTTGTTCATCGCGTCGGTGAAGGACTCGAGCCCTTCTTCGCCGCGGCGGAACGGGTTGCCAAGAAGGTCCTGCGTGCCGCGGCCGCCGCCGGCGAGCTTCTTCGCTCCGCGCAGCGCGCCACGCTCGGTGGCGCCGCCCAGCGCCCACATGAGGTAGCGGGCCGGGTGGTTGCCCAGCGACTCGAGGCCGCCGGCGGCCATGCGAGGCATCTGCTCCATCGACACGCGGGCCAGCCACGCGGCGCGGAATAGCTGTAGCGGCTGCCAGAAGCCGGTCATAAAGCCGGACGCCGCGTCGATACCCCAGCGGGCGACCTTGGCGGGCAGCACGTCGCGGTCGGCGGTGAGCCACTTGAAGGCCGACGTCGCGCGGCGAATCTCCCGCGGGTCGGGCAGGCCGATGGTGCGGTGCATGTACTCGGACAGGATCGTCGCGGTGGGGACGACGGTGCCGTGCCGGTCGACCTTCGTGCCGACGCCGGCGCGGGACAGGCCGGTGTTGGCGTCAATGTCGTACAGCCGGAACGCCTCGTTGAAGCCGTTGCGGTCGCGCATCCGACGCGTCACCTTGCGGGCCACTTCGGGGTCCCAGCCGGCGACCTTGGCGTAGATATCGCCGAGCGCGTTGTCGACCGTCTCGCGCATGTGGTCGGGCGATTCGGCGCGGACAAACTCGTTGATCCGCTGGCTGATGATTTCCTGCGGCAGCTTCGCGTTGCGCATCACCCGGTCGAGCGTTTCGACGCCCTGATCCAAGTCCTCCACGTCGATCGCGGTGTGCGGCACCATCTGAACGAACCGCACCTGCCCCATGCGGCTCTTCACGCGGGCGCGCATCCCCGTCGGCGCGGAGAACTTCTCGCGCAGCAGCGGCAGCATCGGCTCGTCAAGGTCATCGGCCTTGCCGGTGAACGCCTCGAGCAGCACGTCATGGACGGTGCGTGTCGCGCGTCCTTCGGTGACCGCCTTGCGGCTGCCCGCCTCGGCGAGACGCAACACGGTCTGCGCGTCGACCTTCTTGCCCAGCCCTCGCCAGATCGTGTCGAAGTCGCTGGTTTCCTCGAGCCACCGGACGGCGTTGCGCCCCTGGTTGGATCGGTTCATCCAGCCCATCACTTCGTCGGCGACGACGACGGGGCGGGCGCCGGGGACGATGCCAATGGACGTCAGGGCCTCGGCGGCGCGGGGGAACGCTGCGCGCAAACCCTGTTGCGCGCCGAACAGCTTGCGCGCCTTGAGCGCCTTGGCAGCACCGCCGAACACGATGTTGGTCGGGTCCGCGGCGGCGGAGAAGGCGAAGTCGACCACGCCGGACGCAAGCTGGAACTCGCGGGTGCCGGGCTTCGTCAGAGTGAGCGCGAGCAGTCGGCCGGGCGACACGTAGAGCTCGCCGGGCCGCGCGTTGTAGAGCGGGTTGTTGGCTATCTCGGGGACGTAGGTGCGCGCGAAGCCTTCGCTGATGAGCGCACGTTCCTCGGCGATCCCGCCGGCCGGCATGATGCCTTGGCCGAGGTCGTAGTCGCGACCTTCGACCGCGGCGTCATACACGCGGCCGAGGGTGGACGATCCCGCGAGGCTGCCGGCTATGTCGCCGTAGGACACGTTGGGGTCGCGTGCGGCGATGAGCCCTTCCTGCACCACGCCGGAGAGCTCCTGCAACGGTGACTCGAGCGCGGCGAGGCCGTAGCGGGCGGCGCCCTTGAGCTCGTTGCCGAAGTCGCCCAGCGCCTCGCCGATCGGGGCGAAGATCGACGCGAGGCCGGAGCGGTGCGCCTCGGACACGGCCTTGCGCTGTTCGTCCTCGGGTGTGGGCGGGACCTGCGCGCCGGGCGGTCGGAAGTCGCCGCGCTCCATCGCCTGCTGCGCCGACAGGACCGCGGCGTGGGCCACGGTCGAGTCGTCGGCGTGGGCCAGCATCATGCTCGAGACAACGCCGGGCGGCATCCACGGGAAGTCGCGCGCGATCGTGGTCGCGTGGGACGCCATTTCGGGGGTGATGCTGGCGCGCAGCGCGTCGAGCCGCATCTGCCGTTCGGCCATCCCGCGAAGCTGGAACGTCTCTTCTTCCATCGGGGCGAAGTAGCCCAGCGGCCCGTCGGTGTACGCCATCAGAACACCGACCGCCCGAACGACCGAGCCTCGGCGATGCGCGTCTCGAGGGGAATCAAGAACACGCCGGCGAGCAGGCGTTCCTCACGCTCCGCGCAGCCCGGGCACCGCGGATAGGTGCCGACGGGCAGGTTGCGGGGGTCGCGACGGCGCTCGAGCACGACGGGATCGCAGTCAGCGCACGCAGCCGGCGAGCAGCACATCAACGCCTCCGTGACTCGAGGATCGCGAGTAGGTCCGCCGACGGCGCCTTCTCATACGCGACCCACAGCGCTTCGTCCTCGTCGGGCGGCACGTGCAACGGTCCGCCGCCCGGGCCGACCGCGGCGCCGGCGGTGATCGGCTCGCCCGGTCGCTCGGTCGGGCCGTACATGTCCGGCAACGGGGGGCCCGTCGGGGGCGCAACGGGCCCTCCCGCGCCGGCGGGGCCGCTCCGGGCAGCCATCGGAGCGGCGGCTGCCACCTTCTCAAGCTGTTGCTTCTCGCCGTAACCGAGGCCGGTGGTCAGCAGGATCGGGTTCGACGGTCCGCCGTCGGTGCGTGAGGAAGCGGCACCGGGCAGCGACACCGGCGCCGGGTTGTGTGGGGGGCGATGCCCGTTGCCGCGTGCCATCAGACTTCGATCTGCTCGTCGCTGCGCTCGGGATAGCGCCACGTGCCGGGGCCGGCGTCGGCGTCGTAGGGCACCTGCCACTCCTGGTAGGTGCCGCCCTGATTCTCAGAGCGTGGCCGGCCGTCGGCCTCGTACTGGACCGGCGACAGGTTCTCGGCACGGTGCCGCATCCCCTGTGGGCCCGGCGTGAATACGGTCAAGTGCACGACGGACGGGTCCTCGAGGGGCGGCATCACGCCGGCGTCGACCGCCGGCTTGAAGATCGAGTCGACGGTGCACGCCACGACCGCCGGCACGTCGTAGTCGCCGGTGCGGGAGCGGTACAGCACGACACGCCCGATGGTGGGCTTCTGGATGGTGGTCATTCGGTTGCCCCTTCTTCCTGGTCGACCGTGAAGCCGACGCCTTGTGATTGCCAATGCACCCCGCCCTGCCGGTGGTCGCCGCCGTGGCGGCGGTCAAGCTGGCAGCGGTAGACCGCCTGCTGCGGGCCGGCGTGCTCGGTCTGCACGATGAGCGTGTAGGACGACGGGCACACACGCGGGGTGCCGTGCGTGTACCCCTGCGACGTGTCGGGCGGCGTGTCGTTCTCGTGGACGACAGGCTGTTCGACAGGCCCGGTCACAGCCGGCCCACTGTCTGGACTCCGCCCTCCGCTCCCCCGTTCATCTGCAACCGGGTCAGGACGGTCGCCACGTCCTCCGGCGGCTGGCCGGGTGGGAGCGCCGGCATCGGGCCGCCGCCCATCATCGCGGCGAGCTCCGGCGGCAGGCCCTCCATGCCCGGCGGGGCGGCCGGCTGTTCGGGCGGCGCGTACAGCTTGAGGTACGCGTCCTTCGTCTCGCCCTCCGGTAGCCGCTCCACGAGCACCTGGATCGCTGCGACGTCGCCCTGCTGCACCCGGGCGGCGATCCCCATGTCCAGAAGCTCCTTGGTTTTCTCGTTCTCGATCCGCTTGAGCTCCTTGGTGATGTTGTCCAGCCCCGTGATGTTCGACATGAACGTCTCGTTGGACAGTGACCCCGCCTGCCGTAGTTGCAGGCCCGTCACGATTTTGGTTGCGTCGTCCCATCCGGCCATCGCTCCGTAGATGCGCTTGGTTCGGTACACGCCGCCGACGTCCTTGGCCGGCGTGTATTCCTCGGCGAACGGCACGCCCTTGCGCTCACCCACGAGCGGCTTGCGCAGGTCGGGCCATGACGCCTCGTCGTACTCGAGACGCAACGAGTCGAGCTTCTGTAGGCCGTGCTTGAGCACCGTGCGGAGCTCATCGAGCTCGGCGTTGGTGCCGGCCGACAGGGAGTCCAGCCCCTTGCCGGTCGCCCACGAGGTCGGGGACTCGCCGTCGTCCTGCACGTTGTAGCGGCTGGTGGTGCGCAGCATCCGCTCGAGAATCTGCACGTGCTGGAACAGTTGGAACGGGATGCTGGCGACCGGCTTTTCGACACGGGCGTTCGTGTCGAGCACGTTCACCGCGTCGCGGCCCTTCACGTAGTCGCCGGCGTCCGCGGTCGAGTCGAACACGTTGGTTTCGCCGAGCACGCCTTCTTCCATCGCGATCTGCGCGAGCAGGTTCACCTTCGCGATGGAGGCCATGAGGCCGATGGATTGGTCGAACTGGCCCTGCGGCCGGTTGAAGCTGAACCGCTTGAAGATGTGGAACGTCGGCCGGCCGCGGACGGGGTTGGCGATGTGGTCAAGGATGACGTTGCACTGCGGCGAGTAGGTCGTGATGCCGGCGACGTCGTGGTACTCCACGACCGCGATGCCGGCCTTGGTCGGCTGATCCCACCGCTGGTAGGCGTCGGGGGTCGGCATCCACGCCGGCGCGGTCCAGTTGCGCGCCGTCTCGAGCACCTTGTCGCGGGCCCACGGCCACTTCCGCACGACGTCGGCGGGGTCCATGCGGTACATGAATGCGCACTCGCGCGGCTGTTGCTTCGGGCCGAACGCGCCGGGCCAGCACTCGAACGGGTCGCGAAGCTCGAGGTCGGGGTAGGGGTTGCCGTCGGCGTCCCAGTGGTCGGTGACGACGACGGGCGCGAAGCCGTAGCCGATGAGCCAGCGGGCAAGCTGCGGCAGCATCATCACGAGCTCGGCGAGCTCGTCCAGCGCCTCCACGATCCGTTCGCGCTTCTCCGCGGCGATGCGTGGCTTCTCGTCGTCGGTTTCGGTGCGCGGGTCGCAGCGCAGGTCCGGCGGGATGCCGAGCCGGTGGGCGGCCCGCTCGGTGCCGGACAGGATCAGGTTCGCGGCGGGGATGGACAGCCGCTCGTGCTCATCGACGTCCTCGAGCTCGGGGCCGAGCAACGCGATCATGGCCTCGGCGCCGCCGTCCTCGATCGCGCGGATGCGCAGCATGTCGGGGCGGCGGGGCGCGTTGAGGTTCTGTAGGAACGTGCCGCGCGACATGACGTGCTCGAGCCGGCGGGCGGGCAGCGGGTCGTAACGCGGTACGGGCAGCGCAACGTCGTCGTTGGGGGTGACGACGGCGGGCAGGTACGCGGTCGTCATCGGCTACTCCGCAGGCTCGTAGGTCGCGGCGAAGATATCCGGCTTGCACGGGTAGACCATGCGCTCATAGCTCCTGATCCGGTGGCAGTTGGCGCACACGACTTCGCACTTGGCTATCTCCGCCTTCGCCTGCGCGATCGACTTGGCGGTGCACACGTTGATCGTCTTGTCGCCGCGAACGTGGTCGAAGTCGAGCGCGGCGTGATGATCCTTGTAGCCACAGTCGGCGCATCCGACGCGCAGCTTGTACTCGGCGATCCACTGCTTGACCGACGTGTGGCGCGCGTGGTTCGCCCTCGCCATCGCCTGCTTGCGGTCCGTCGACAGGTTGGCGTACCACCGGCGCCGATACTCGCGCCTCGCCTCAACGGTGGCGTGCGGCATCAGTCGACCACTTCGTACGTGGCCTCAAAGATGGCCGGTTTCACCGGATAGAACTCGCCCTGCACGCCGCAGATGATCCAGTCGGCCGGGTCGGCGCGGTGCTCCCCCTCGAGCGTGTCGATGATGAGCGAGTCGCGCTTCGTCTCGTGCACGCGGATCGGCATGGTGCCGGCGCCGGCGAGCGCGGTCGCCCACGCGAGCACGAGCGCGTGGTTGGCGCCGTCGAACTGCAACGCCTCAACGACGACAGGCTTCTTGCGGAACCGAGCCATCACTGTCCCCACG